GCGTTTGATACCGTATTGTACCACTTGTCGAAACAAGGCGTTCTTTATAGTGCCAACAGGACCGCATGAAAGAAGTCTGGACATCAGATCCACAACTGCTGACAATTGTCAAGAGACACTCTCCGAAGACACGGGATGATCCAACTGAAAAATAATAATCGGAATGAAGCTTACCTACTCTAAAGGCGATGCCTGGACATCCAATCCACAGCATGCCGAATTTTCGGAAAGACACTATCAAACCTACCACTAAATCACAGACAAAGTTACTAACTTTGGTGTGTTGGGCCGTGGGACGACCTATCCCACGTCCTACACACAACAGGACTGATCCAGTTTATCGGGTAACAAATAAATAAGTACATCCCCAGTACGAATTAAATCCAGGAATTTGGCCGTCCTGCTTAGTCTATTATCGCGGCCTGAACATCATATCCACAGCACGCTAAGGTTCAACAAGATTTCCAAATCCAAGGACAAAAATCCATATACAAACAATTCCAGTAACGGATGCCCAACCTTGGTATATTGGGATGCAGGGCGATTCTCCCCAAGACATCAAACACATACTGGAATAACTAGTTATTTCACCCCCGTACGGCCGCGACAGAACAAGTCTCCAACTCCAGATCTTTTGCGTGCGCGTTAGCTCCAAGTGGAGAACATTCAAAGAGACTCAAATGTTCTTTCCCCTGGGACCAAGACCGCACCCAATCATCTTCATAGATCGTACTCTGATTCGGATTCGGTTCAATATGTTCAGCCCCCTTATAGTTTGAAATTGCATTAAGCAACAACTCGCTCCATTTGAAAAGGTCTGGCGCCATAGCGTTAAGAAAACCATACAAATTCGCCACAAACGCGGCTTTACGGATTCGTGGGGTTTTTTCCTTCCTAACGTACACCATAAATTCACTTTTCCATGGATTCGAGAAAAGGGGCTTTACATAATCGATATATCCATAATCTTTATACAAATCATACAAGTCATCGATTGTGCGCCCATCAATCTCCTTCAATGTAAACAGGGCCTGCTTCACAAACCTGAAATTCATTCGTGCGCGCCTAACAATCCCAAGGCCGTTAATGATATCATCGTTAACGCTAGAGGCGCCCCATACATCCACATCATCATGTTGCAAATCAAACACTTTCCGTGGGACGAAATGGTCGGCGTCAGCAATTATACAATGCACATCAGTACCACGAGTGACATAAGGGCAGAAATCTCCCCCGTCCTTAGGTATCGTTGAGACACACACGATTTCATGACAATACTTGGAAGCGGAAGCAGCGCACGCACCAGGGTGAGCACCGAGGTCAAGAATGTTTGAAAATTCAATTCCGAAATATTTTATCCCAAACTCGAATCTAGCCGCGTGGAACCCATAACATTTTACAATTGGCGCATACGGTGACAATTTCCTTATGATGCTCTTATACTTTTTGCTTGCAACTTGTCCAAGCTGAAAAAGCACATCATTTGAAAAATCTGCCGCAGCCCTATACAATGTCATATCCACACAACCAGTCTGAAGATTCGGAATAAAAGTCACGGTGGTAGGCCACATTACCCGAAGATCTTGAAGGAAAGGCACACCATACAGCTCCGCAATGAAATCCTCAGATGGCACTGTGGGAAATCTTTTTGGTATAAGCGAGGTGTCAAAATTCCTCCAAGGGTGACTACGGATAAGCTGATCATGGACATCGATATACTCAATCGCATAATGGTCGCGCAGCATGGTTAAAATTTTAAAACAAATGCGCCGCACATCCTGATTGTATGGATTATCCAACAAATGACCCATGACTCTCTCAGCAGCAACCACTGCGTCAGGCTTGTCACGTCTTCTTGGATCCATCTCCTCAGGCATCAGCAAACGAGAATGTGTTTCAACCGCTTCACGATACACATAATAATGCCCATGACTATAAATAATATGTTTAGAAAGGAAATCAACATCAGAAATGCTTCTAGAAGAGTGAATATATTTAATCTTAAGACCGAATCTCACATACTCAGAAATCAACATTTCGTCAGTAATGCGGTCGGGAACAAGCAAGAAATTGTCGTCACCATAAAGCACATGCTTCATATAACCATGTTTGACCATAATAGCCCGCATAATCATTTCATGCAATAATGTGTTGTCATTTCCCGTTGCAGCCCAACCACTTTTCATTCCCTGGTGCAGTTTGAACAAATAACCAAGGGGGAAAAGAACTGGGGAATCAATCATGCATCCAACCAAGCGTACAAATCTATCTACATAAGATTGCTGCACTCCTATTCCCATCAGGAGGGTGCGGTAAAATCTTCGTAATTGATTCATCACTGACCGGTGCAATTTATTGTCCCAACCACTGATATCCAATGAAACATATCTGAAACCCTTTGGTGCAAACCCTTTGTCGCATTCCATGTACTTGGCAAGCTTCGCAGCACCACCATGCATCCACGAAAAACCAACCCCACACCAAGCCATATTCTCATTCATGAATTTGCACCACGGTTGAAGAGCAAGAAGAGCCATAAGCAGGAAAGAATAGCCGGAATAGATAATAAGTCTGCCCGCATCATCATCACCAACTGCTTGCATCTTGGCACGACCAGTCGTATACCAAACATGTTTAGAAACATATTGATCGAACTCATGGTCGTCATCAAGCAGCAGTCTGGCGTGATCCTCAGCGTGCACTCTATCCTCCTTCTTCTTTCTCCCCTGCTCGTACGGATAGCCGGAGGCCGATGAAAGATCGACCTTCAACTCCCCAAACGCCCTACCATCAACATTCTTGCATATGGTCATAGCCAATGACAAAAAAGCCGGATGGCGAAAGGCCTCTGTAAGGATTTCATCCGCTGCATCTTCTAACTCACCAACTGGCACAGACTCGACATTTGGTTCAGCATACTTTTCAAGCTGGGCAAGCCTTAGTGATAGAGTAGGATTTGTACGTTTGTTTGCGGCAAAAGCGTTGGCGCTCTGTCTTGGAAAATGTTTGTCATAGATACGTTTAAGGAAAATGTCAACAGGATGCAACACCCCACAAGAGTTGGTTAGGATTATTTTGTGATAACCCGCGAACTCCAGTTTCGTAGTTGCTAAAAAATCCTCATAGACATTTTTTGCTTTAACGCGTAACTGCACGTATCGATCCACCGAGGTACCAATGTTGTATCCAAAAATAAGCGTCAGAACAACGCATATGTTGATGAAACACTGTAAACCAGGAACCGGTAAGAGCCCAATCGAGGACCACATCAAGTCGCGATTCATATCGATAATCACACTTCTGACATAACAGAAGGCGAGTACCAACAAATAACCATCGACCGATCGATCTGATCGGGACCCCCGATGACCGGGTGGATCCTCCATAGACTTAACCATGACAAAAAACCAAGACAGACACGCGTCAACCGTGCCGCAAGGAACAAACTATAGCCACGCCCCCTCCCTCTGAATACCTCGAAGGTGCAAATGTTCAGGGGAGAGGGAAGAATTATGAAATTGAAATTAAATTATTAATATATATCCATATATAGA